GTAGTCAAGACTGTTATACAGACGTTCGAGATACGTGCGCGTGCGATTGAACACGTCACCCATCGCTCGGTTTATCTGTCGTTCGTAGTGTTCCTGATATTCTGTTTTCAGGATGCTTGCTTGCTCGTTCGCCAAGTCAATACGAAAGTCACCGGACTCAGGCACGGGTACTGCTGTCACACTGAATCGGAACTTTTTGTCGAGCGCGTGCCGCGATAGGTAATCCGTATCGTTGAACAAATCACCGAGCTTGGTCTTGGCTTGGATCACTTCCCAATCGTACACATCAAGGAACGCTTGCACCAAACGATCGAACTCTTGCTCATGCTGTGACATTCGCTGTCGGTAGTCGAAGAACAATGCGGTGGGTATCAGACGTTGACCCAGATCTGACCACGGCATTGTCATGCGATAGTGCTCGTTCCGCACGATACCGACGAACTTCTGTACCGCATCCAGCTCGTCACAGTCACCAAGTAATTTCTTACTCACATTGGCTGTGCCTTTGTTTGCATTGTTACGAAAGGTAACGTCTGCTGACGCGTGTTTGTCTTTCTTACGACCTGTCCACACAGACGCGCTGAACTCAACGAGCATGGCGCTTGACTGAATAGATGGTGTCGCTACCTCTGGTACTACTTGCAATGTGGGTTGAACATCCATTGCTGTAACCTCCTGTTTTGTTTGAGAGATAACCAGTATGGAATTCCATACTGGGGTGAAATAAAGGCGCAATACCCTCACTCACAAACACATTATCGCATAGATAGAGTCCTATGTCAAATGATGGATTGTTGTCAAGTATTGTGTATTACGATGTCAAACAATAAATGTTCTTGAATGTTCCGGTAATGTTCGGCCCGAAAATGGCGTAACTATTTGAAAATCAAAGAATGTAGCGAATGTTCTGTAAAACTGAGAAATGGAGTCTAGCTTTCTCTTACTTCGGAAGAGGAAAGTTTTTTGGGAACATTTATGTGAAAACATGTTATGGGATAGGTTGAACAAAACAGGCCCAAGTATATTTTTATTTATAGAACATTATTAATAAATATATATATATAGAGCTTTTTGACTGCCACACATTACACCCAACTACACCAGACTACATCAAATTACACGGAATATAATGTAGTAAAACGAGTGCTGAATTACCGAACATTCACGGAACATTACGGAACATTACGGGAACATTGCTGGTATGGAATTCCATACTGGCTTTACGCGCTGCGCTACTACGGGAACTGGTATCAATTTGTTAGTGGGAAAATACATGATGCGCCGCGCTACTACGGGAACTGGTATCAAAAATTTGAGACAAAAAAAAGCCCCTCCGAAGAGGGGCCATAGGTCAGTCAGCTTGTTCGACACTGCCGAGGTTAGCCAGTATCTTGTCGATGCGCTCAAGGTGAGCCTGCTTATTGAGTCCAGCTGGAAACTCATTCTCAGCATTCATGAGCAGTTTTTTGGCTGAGTCCATCAAGGTAGTGAGCCTTTTAGCTGGCGTATTCTCCGCAGCCTTTCGAGCCTTCTCTTTTTCAGCCTCAGCCTTGGGATCTTTACCTGCAGCGATTAGTGCAGCTTTAGCCAATCGTTTAGTGAGGGCAGTCTTGAAATTGGTCAGCCTGCTAGAGACTTGCGCCTGCTCATAATCCCGTTGCGCCCATTGCTCTTCCGATATATCACCCTTCTTGCTTAGGTATCGGATCAATCCATCCTTGCCGTATTTGGCTTGGGTGATTTGCTGTTTCAACCATTCCCTAGTTTCAGTTCCAGAATTGAAATCCACAGTAGGATCCCATCCATCATCCTCTAACTGGTCTAGCACTACGCCTCTGGCTGTTTCAGCCCCCTTAGCCTTGTTTTCAAAGGATAGGATGCCTTTGGACAGTTCCAGCGTCATCTTGCCGTTGAAGCCCATTACCAGTGATCCAGCTTGTTTCTGATTAGCCATAGTTTTATCTCTCTATTTCGTTAATGTTAGCCAGTATGGAATTCCATACTGGCGAATCGGAAGGCGTTTCCCCCCGACCTGTTAACAAGTTACCACGAGATCCGGCATTGTCTATAAATAATCGATACAGCATGCCGGTCCCATTTTTCCTGACGCAAGCCCCTACCCGCCCCCTATACACCCCGTCATCTACTGGGACTCCAGCATTACTCCAGCATTACTAATTCCCACGAATAACGACCAATTTTTTGAGTTCCGACCCCCCACCCCCTCGTATATAGGAACACCCCCCGATAGGAGTCCCAACCTCCTTGCATAAAAATTATTTTTTATGTAGATTTATGCCGTTAGCTATGAGCTAGTACATATTTATGACAGTGATTGTTACGCCAGAAGTGGGAATACCGCTAGCTGACAACATCCCATACCCGGATCTTCGCATCCGAGCCGAGGCTGCGTGTAATACAGCGATGCTTTTGTCCGAACATGGGTTAAACATTACCCCAACCATAGCGGATAAGGATGTAGCTGCAGGTATAGCAGCAGACTATGCTGAAAACCCAGCAAGCACGTCTAAGAAAGTATCTTTAGCTAAAACCGCAAAAATGACCCCCGCGTCTTTAATCCTAACAGGCAATATATTGCAAGAGTTTGGGCACTCTATTGCGGAAAGCGCAGTCCAGATCCGTCATTTAGTTACAAACAAGCTCCTGTTAGAGTCAGAGAACCCAGACCCAAGGGTACGTATTCGTGCACTAGAGCTGTTAGGTAAGATATCTGATGTAAGTTTGTTTGCAGAAAAGTCAGAAGTGACTATTACTCATCAGTCAACGGATGACTTACGGGCAAAACTGCGCTTAAAGCTAGAGAAATTAGTAAATCCACCCCAAGAATTGAACGCTCCCGTGGTTTTAGAGGGGGAAATCATCGATTTGGATGAGAAATTGGGGTTAAAACCTATAGAAAAGCCTGATGATGAGGGGTATGACGATGAGTGAAGTCGCATTAGACTTCACAGAAGAAGAAATCCAAGTGATGTTGGATAATCTTGATGCCTACACCCCCGAAGAAGTAGTAGAAATTGATCGTCTAGTCGATGAACTAAGTACACGTAAGCAGAACAAGTTAGCTTATGACGATCTAATAGAGTTCTGTAAAGCGATGCAGCCTGACTACATTGTAGGGCAGCATCACCGAATTTTGGCAGATATGCTCATGGCAATTGAGCGGGGCGATAAAGATCGTATCTGCGTTAATATTCCGCCCCGCCACGGAAAATCACAGTTAGTATCTATATTCTTTCCGGCGTGGTTTCTGGGGCGGAACCCTAATAAGAAGGTCATGATGGTGTCACACACCACGGACCTCGCAGTAGACTTTGGTAGGAAAGTAAGGAACTTAATTAACACCGACTCCTATAAATCTATCTTTCCTACCGTGTCACTTGCGGTTGACTCTAAGTCGGCTGGCCGTTGGAATACTAATGTAGGTGGTGAGTACTACGCGTGCGGCGTAGGTTCTGCGTTAGCAGGTCGTGGTGCGGATTTGTTACTGGTTGACGATCCTCACTCAGAGCAGGACGTAATTAACGGTAACTTTTCGGTGTTTGAGAAGGCGTATGAATGGTATACGTTCGGTGCTCGTACTCGTTTGATGCCGGGAGGCCGCGTAGCGATTATCCAGACTCGATGGCACATGGATGATCTAACTGGGCGTGTAATTAGAGATATGACCCAGAATGATCGGGCCGATAGCTTTGAGGTAATAGAATTTCCAGCCATACTAGACCTTGAAGATAAGGATACAGGTAAACCGATTCAAAAACCCCTATGGCCGGAGTTTTTTGATTTAGACGCTTTACTACGGACTAAGGCGTCGATGCCGACATTCCAGTGGAACGCGCAGTACCAACAGGAACCAACAGCAGAAGAAGCTGCGTTAATTAAGCGAGAATGGTGGCAACATTGGGGTAGGGATACCCCGCCTAGTTGTGAGTACATCATCATGTCGTTGGACGCAGCGGCAGAAAAACATAACCGTGCGGACTTCACCGCGCTGACTACGTGGGGTGTGTTCTTTAACGAAGAGGTAGATGCCTATAACATCATCCTACTTAACAGCATCAAACAGCGATTAGAGTTTCCTGAACTAAAGCAGCTAGCTATGGAAGAGTATGCAGATTGGGAGCCTGATGCGTTTATTGTGGAGAAGAAGAGCGCAGGTACCGCACTCTATCAAGAGATGCGTAGGATGGGACTACCTGTGCAAGAATATACACCGCATAGAGGATCTGGTGATAAACTAGCGCGTTTAAATTCTGTAGCTGATATTGTAGCATCGGGTCTGGTATGGATACCCGAAACTCGTTGGGCAGAGGAAGTAGTCGAAGAGATTGCTGGATTCCCGTTTATGAGCCATGATGACTTGGTTGACTCTACTGTCATGGCGTTAATGCGTTTTAGACAAGGTGGATTCATACGCTTGCCAACTGATGAACCTGAAGAACAAAGGTATTTCAAACAACGACGCGGTGGATACTACTAAGAGTATGAATTATGGCGATTGAAAAAGGTTTGTATGCGGCTCCCGAAGGTCTTGATGACGTTATGGAGTTTGAAGAGGGAGAATCCGCTGAGCTAGAGATAGAAATCGTTGACCCAGAGATGGTCACGCTATCTGATGGCAGCATGGAGATAACAATAATTCCAGATGCTAATGAAGTAGACATGATGGCGTTTGATGCCAACCTTGCAGAAGGGTTAGATGAAAATACGTTGCAAGGGCTTTCACAAGATTTACTTGGGCTTATCGATGCAGATATTGATAGCCGCAAAGACTGGGCTGATACGTTTGTTAAAGGACTGGACGTATTAGGGTTTAAGTACGAAGAACGCACTGATCCGTGGGAAGGAGCCTGCGGAGTTTACTCGACGGTACTTGCCGAAGCCGCCATTCGTTTCCAAGCAGAAACGATGAGTGAGACTTTCCCAGCCGCTGGTCCCGTTCGTGTAAAGATTCTTGGTGAAGAAACACCAGATAAGATTGAAGCCGCTGAACGAGTAAAGGCGGATATGAACTATCAGTTGACTGAACGGATGGTCGAGTATCGTTCAGAGCATGAGCGTATGTTGTATAGCCTTGGGCTAGCTGGATCCGCGTTCAAGAAAGTTTATTTTGATCCTAATATTGGCCGTCAAGTCGCTATTTATATTCCCGCTGAAGATGTAATTATTCCTTATGGCGCTTCACACATTGAAACCGCAGAGCGTGTTACGCACGTCATGCGAAAGACTAAAAACGAATTACGAAAGCTTCAGGCTATTGGGTTTTATCGAGATGTTGAACTAGGTGACCCACAACCTTTCCATACAGACGTAGAGAAAAGGAAAGCAGAAGAAGGTGGATATTCACTCACTGATGATGATCGATATGCAGTTTATGAAGTACACGCGGACCTCGTTATTGACGATGTTGACGAAGATAAAGACGAGATTGCAAAGCCTTATGTCGTTACCATCGAAAGAGGAACCGGAGAAGTTTTAGCTATCCGACGTAACTGGGCAGAAGAAGATCTACTACATCTTAAGCGTCAGCATTTTGTGCACTATGTATACGTGCCCGGATTTGGTTTTTACGGACTTGGCTTGATCCACATCATAGGAGGGTACGCCAAGGCTGGAACGTCGCTTATACGACAACTGGTGGATGCTGGTACGCTATCTAACCTTCCGGGGGGTTTAAAAGCTCGTGGGTTGAGAATCAAAGGCGATGACACGCCGATTGAGCCGGGAGAGTGGAAAGACGTTGATGTACCGTCTGGCTCGATCCGCGACAACATCATGCCACTTCCTTATAAGGAGCCAAGCCAAACGCTGCTCGCGTTGCTGAACCAGATTACTACGGAAGGTCGTAGGCTCGGTGCTATCAGTGATATGGACATCTCTGATATGTCGGCCAATGCGCCAGTTGGAACCACACTAGCTCTGTTAGAACGTACATTGAAGCCGATGGCTGCGGTACAAGCCCGCGTTCACTACGCCATGAAGCAAGAATTCAAGATGCTCAAGGCGATTATGTCGGAGTACGCCCCGACAGAGTATGACTATATGCCTATCCGTGGAGAAGTAAGCGCACGGGTAGCGGACTATATGACAGTAGATGTTATTCCTGTCAGTGATCCTAACAGCTCAACAATGGCGCAGCGGGTTGTTCAATACCAAGCGGTATTGCAGATGGCTCAGTCAGCGCCACAAATATACGACCTACCTCAATTACATCGACAGATGATCGAGGTATTAGGAGTTAAAAATGCAGATAAACTTGTCCCGACTCAAGATGATCTTAAACCGACTGATCCAGTTAGTGAAAACATGGATGCACTCAATGGTAAACCACTTAAAGCGTTTATATACCAAGATCATGACGCGCATATAACAACGCATCAAGCGTTTATGCAAGATCCTATGGTTGCTCAAATGATTGGGCAGAACCCGCAAGGGCAGGCAATTATGGCTGCTTTACAAGCGCATTTAGCACAACACTTAGGGTTTAACTACCGTAAGCAAATAGAAGAAAAGTTAGGAGCGCCTCTCCCCGCACCAAACGAAGAACTTCCAGAAAGCATTGAGGTTACTTTAGCTCAGTTAATGGCTAAAGCGGGCACACAGCTAACACAAGCCCATCAACAACAGGCTGCACAGCAACAAGCTCAGCAACAGGCGCAAGACCCTGTATTCCAGTTACAGCAACAAGAACTAGCAGTAAAACAGCAAGAAGTCCAACGGAAGGCTCAAAAAGATGCTGCAGATATACAAATCCGTCAAGCAGAACAACAGCGTAAGGCTCAAAAGGATCGGGTAGACGCTGCTTTAGAGGTAGAACAACTTAAGCTAGATAAACAAGAACTCTCTATTGAAGCCCAAAAAGAAGGCGTCAAAATTGCGTTAGACAAACAAAATAACAAAGAGAAGTTAGATTTAGAGCTTATGCGACTTATAGAACAACAGAATAAGGGTCAGTAATGGCTAAAACCGTCTTTGACGTGCTAAGAGATAAAATAGAGGAGGATCGCTCCTCTGCAGTGGATTTTCTTGCGTCGGGGGGAGCTAAAGACTTCACCCAGTACAAGGAAGCAACAGGCTTGATTCGAGGTCTAGAGACCTGTTTGTCCCATATAAATGGCCTTGCCCGAAACTACATGGATGATGACGATGAGTGAAGCTGTCGCTGAAATTCAACTAACTCAAGAAGATATAGAAAACCAACTCCCTGTGCCGGTAGGCTACCGAGTTCTAGTTGCATTACCCCAAGTCGAAGAGACGTTTGGGGAATCTGGACTCGTTAAATCTGCTACTACTATTAACCATGAACATGTTATGTCGATTATTGGTTTGGTATTGGACATGGGCCAACAAGCTTATGCTGATGAAGACCGGTTCCCGACAGGCCCGTGGTGCAAACAAGGCGATTACGTTATGTTTCGTGCTAATACGGGTACTAGGTTTAAGGTTAATGGTGTAGAGTATCGTTTGATGAACGATGACTCTATTGAGGCTGTGGTTGCTGACCCACGCGGTATTACCCGCGCATAAGGAGTAGATAATGCCCTTTCAAAAAGTTGAATTTGAGTTTCCTGACGAAAAAGAAGAAAGCATTGAGATTGAAATTGAACCATCCAGTGCAGAAGTCATAGGCAAAAACCGTAAACAAGACTCTAACGAGATAGAAAACGAGGTAGAAGTTGACGTTGAGCCTGAACTAGAAATAGAAGAACCCGTTAAACAAGTTGCCGATAACAATAACGACGATGAAGACTTACCTGACGAACCTACTAAAGAAGAATTAGATGGGTACTCAAAGAAAGTTAACAAACGTATTGCGAAGTTAACGGCTCAACGACGTGAAGAAGCGCGACAACGAGAAGAACTAGAGCGGTTTAGTCGTACCCTTTTAGAAGAAAATAAAAAGCTAAAAGGTACAGTTAATCAGAACCAAGAAGCTCTTCTAGAGCAAGCTAAAAAGACCGCTGCTGGTGAGATGATTATAGCCAAGCGTCAGTACAAGCAAGCTTATGAAGCGGGTGACGCTGATAAGTTGTTAGAGGCACAAGAAAAATTAACTAACGCTAAGATTAAAGCAGATAGGTTAAATAACTTGAAACCTGATGCTTTACAGGAGGTTGAAACTCCTGTACAAACAGTGGAAGATACACAACAGAACATACCGGCACCCGTCGATGAACGAGCTAGTGATTGGGCTAAATACAACACATGGTTCGGAAATGACGATGAAATGACGAGTTTTGCGCTGGGATTGCATACAAAGCTTGTCAAACTCGGGGTAGACCCCCAGAGCAATGAGTACTACGAGAGGATAGACTCTCGCATGAGAGAAGTATTCCCCGGACAATTCGAGGATGAACTTGGTGAGGTAGTCGAAAAACCGAAAAGACAATCTAATGTGGTGGCTCCTGCTACGCGAAGCACGGCCCCAAGGAAGATTAGACTTTCGCCCACGCAGCTTACGCTTGCAAAACGTTTAGGACTAACCCCAAAACAATACGCCGACCAAGTGGCGTTAGAACAGAGGAAGGCAAATGGCTGAGAATCGACTAAACCGTGATCTAGACACGAGAGAAAAAACTGGCCGAAAAAGGGCTTGGCAACGTCCAGAAGTACTACCTTCTCCCACACCGGAGGATGGGTATGCTTACAGATGGATACGCATTAGCACTTTAGGAAACGTCGATCCAACCAATGTATCTTCCAAACTTCGTGAAGGTTGGGAACCGGTAAAAGCTACGGAACACCCCGAAATTACTCTGGTAAGTGTCGAAAACGAACGCTTTAAAGATAATATCGTGCAAGGCGGTCTGATGCTTTGTAAAGCGCCAGTAGAGATGGTGGATGAACGTAATGATTATTACGGACAACAAGCTAAGTCTCAGATGGCTTCGGTAGATAACAATCTCATGAGAGAAAACGACCCTCGTATGCCGTTATTTCATGACCGCAAATCGAAGGTTACTTTTGGAAACGGAACTTAATTTAGGAGCTTAAAATGGCTTATCCTACTGTAAGTGGGCCTTATGGCCTAGTTCCGGTGAAACTGTTGAGCGGCTCTCCTTTCGTGGGTGTAACTCGTCACATGCCTATTGCTAGTGGCTATGCTACCTCTATTTTTTATGGAGATGCTGTTAAACTTGTCACCGGAGGCACCGTTGAACGTGATACGTTCGATGCTGCTATGACACCTGTTGGTGTTTTCCTTGGTTGCACGTACACCGACCCTAACCTTGGTTACAAGGTATGGCGTCAATCGTATCCTGCAAGCACGGTTGCATCTGACATCGAAGCATTCGTTGCAGATGGCACTGACATTCTCTTTAAAGCTGCTGTTGTATCTTCGGGTACTACTATTGGCGACCTCGCTCAAACCGACGTTGGTGCGAACGTGGCGGGTGTAGATAATACTGGCGACTCTACTTCAGGCAACTCACGTTGCGCGATTTCAGATACGTCAGCTACGACTAACACTCTCCCATTCCGCATTATTGGTTTGGTCGAAGAAACTAAGAACAGCTCTGGTGGTTATACGGAAGCCTACGTTAAGTGGAACGCAGGTCACCAGTATGACAACACCACTGGCGTATAAGGAGAATAAGTAATGGCTATTTCACGCGCCCAACTACTTAAAGAACTCCTTCCCGGTCTAAACGCACTGTTTGGAATGGAGTACGCTAAGTATGGTGAAGAGCATGCAGAGATTTACGAAACTGAATCTTCTGATCGCTCTTTTGAAGAAGAAACCAAGCTGTCTGGCTTCTCAGCTGCACCCGTTAAAAACGAAGGTGCTGCGATTGAGTATGACAATGCTCAAGAAGCATGGACTGCACGTTACACACACGAAACCATCGCAATGGGCTTCTCAATTACGGAAGAAGCTATTGAAGATAACTTGTATGACTCATTGTCTGCACGTTATACGAAGGCGCTGGCTCGTGCTATGGCGTACACCAAGCAGGTTAAAGGTGCAACCGTGTTGAACCAAGCGTTCACTGGTTCCGGCAACCCGACTTATGGTGACGGCAAAGTACTGTGTGCAACGGACCACCCGTTGGTATCAGGTGGCTCTAACTCAAACCGTCCCGCTGTTGCGGCTGATCTTAACGAAACTTCTCTTGAAGCTGCCGTTATTCAGATTGCAGGTTGGACCGATGAGCGTGGCCTCTTGATTGCAGCCAAGCCTCGTAAGCTAGTTATTCCGCCCAATCTCCAGTTCGTAGCGACTCGTTTGCTCGAAACTGAAGGTCGTGTGGGTACGGCTGACAACGACATCAACGCCATCCGTAACAACGGTTCAATCCCAGAAGGTTACACAGTTAACCATTATCTGACGGATACCGACGCATGGTTCTTGATGACTGATGTTCCGAACGGCCTCAAGCACTTTGTTCGTACGCCGATGTCTACGTCTATGGACGCTGATTTCGATACGGGCAACAGCCGCTATAAGGCTCGTGAGCGATATTCCTTCGGGGTCTCAGATCCTCTTGGAATCTTCGGTTCACCCGGAGCTTAAAAGACTATGGGGGGCACTTGTTGCCCCCTTCTTTTTTCTATAAGATCGATCTATCCCTGACAGTTGCATAGGGCAACTGACACTAGCCGAGACAGGAGATAACAATGGCTAACACTACGTTCCAAGGTCCAGTCCGTTCCGAGAATGGCTTTAAGGACATCACCAAAGCTGCAAATACCGGTATTGTTACAGAAAATATTTCTATTACATACGATGGTACAAACAGCGTAATCATCTTTTCTGACCTCCCGACTTCTGATCCAACTGTTGCTGGGCAGCTATGGAGTAACTCAGGCGTTTTGACCGTATCTGCGGGATAAGGAGGTAATCCATGTCCTCTGATGTACTAACAAAACGAGTTACTGGGACCGGTTCTTTAGCCGTTGGCCCTGCTAGAGTTCGTCAGATACAGGTTTTGACAGGTGCGGGCGCAGGACGCCTTACTGTTACTAATGGTAACGGTGGTGACACAGTGCTAGATATCGACTTTCTAGCGTCTGATTCGCACTCAATCAACATCCCTGACGATGGTATTCGTTGTGTCTCAGACGTTTACGTAGCTACAGCAACGAATATCACTGCTATGACTTTCTTCTATAGCTAGGAGGAGGACATTATGCGTAGGTACTACGCTGCTGGTGGCAGAGTCGATAAGAAGAGCATGGCTTGTAATAAGCCGCGCAGAACGCCTAATCACCCCAAAAAATCACACGTCGTAAAGGCATGTGAGGGGGGTACCGAAAAGATTATTCGTTTCGGAGAACAAGGCGCTAGTACTGCTGGCAAGCCTAAAAAAGGCGAATCTGCTCGCATGAAGGCTAAACGTAAATCGTTTAAAGCTCGACATAGCAAGAACATCGCTAAAGGCAAAAAGTCCGCTGCGTATTGGGCTGATAAGGTAAAGTGGTAATGCCTGCTAAGTCTAAAAAACAGCAAAAGTTTATGGCTGCAGTAGCCAATAACCCTAAATTTGCCAAGAAAGTTGGCGTTCCACAAAGTGTTGGAGAAGAGTTTATGAAGATGAAGAAGTATCAAGACGGCGGTATGATGGCACAGGGTTACAATCCCCGTATGAAATCAGGCGGTAAAGTCCGTGGTTGCGGTATGGCTCGTGGCGGGGCTGTACGTCCTTGCAAAATGGTTAAGATGAAGGGGAGCTAAGTCATGGCTTTTTCTGATATGTTTAGAAGAAAAAAGCGCCCCCAAGCTAAAAGAAAAACTAGCCGCACACGTCCATTTAAGAAAGACGAAGCTCCAGAGGAGCTACCTTCGGGGATGCGCGTTAAGGATACTGAGACTCGTGCAGTAGGTAAGCGTCGGCCTAACGAAAGCCAAGAATTAAAAGCTAAAAAAGAATCTATGCCTGCACCTGAAATAGAGCCTAAAGCTCCAAAGGCAAGTATGGACTCTAAAAAAGAGACCGGGCCTGCTCCTATGATGCGGAGAGAAGCGGCTACCGCTAAGGGTATGCCAGCAGAAGGTCAGCCAAAATCTATTGCTGAAGCCAGAAAAGCGGGTAAAGATACGTTTATCGGTAAAGATGGGCGTAAGAAAGCTGCGGTTACAAAAGAAGAACTTGAAGCTTCAGGGTATAAGAGCCTACGTGAGTACCTAAACGCGCAGAGAAAATCTAAGCCTAAAGATATGAAGAAAGGTGGTAAGACATCTTCTTATAAAAAAGGTGGAACTGTTCGTGGCTGTGGTAAAGCTACCAAAGGTGTCCGCGCCGCTAAAATGGTGTCGATGAAGGGTAGCTGAGGCAAAATGAAACTTTAACATCAGGTTGATGTTTATGCGTTGTTACTACAAGAAAGGCGGTACGGTTAAAGACGATTGCTATCGCAAGGTTAAGTCCAGATACAAGGTCTTTCCGTCCGCCTATGCTTCAGGGGCGATAGCCAAATGCCGCAAAAAGAAGGCAGGTAAATAATGGCGGTACGCAAAACAGCCAAAGGAGCGGCGTTAAAACGTTGGTTCAAAGAAGACTGGAAGGACGTACGTACAGGTAAGGCTTGTGGCAGGCAGAAAGGCGAAAAACGGGGAACCCCCTACTGTAGACCAACAAAAAGAGTCTCTAGCAAAACGCCTAAAACTGCGTCAGAAGCTACGACGTCTGAGAAAAGAAGCAGAATCGCACAGAAAAAACGGATTGGACAACCCGCAGGAAAACCCAGACGAGTTGCTCCGCTGAAAAGAAAGAGAAGATGACCACATCAGGCACTACAGCGTTCAACATGGACTTTACCGAAATCGCTGAAGAAGCGTGGGAGCGTGCCGGTAGAGAAATGCGTTCTGGTTACGATTTGCGGACCGCACGTCGTTCTATGAACTTAATGTCGATTGAGTGGCAAAACCGTGGGCTAAACCTATGGACAGTTGATGAGGGCACCGTAAACCTTGTTGCAGGGACTTCTGAGTACAACCTACCTGCCGATACCATTGACTTACTAGAACAGGTTATACGGACAAATGCAGGGGTTACAGCCACTCAACAAGATCTTACTATTACACGGATCAGTGTAAGTACATATTCTTCTATTCCTAACAAATTAACGCAGGGTAGACCGATTCAGGTATACATCGAGCGGCTTAGGGATAACCCAAAAATTAATGTCTGGCCGGTACCGGATACGAATGATTACGTGTTTAAGTACTGGCGGATGCGTCGAATTGAAGACGCTGGTAGCGGGGTGCAAACGGCAGATATGAACTTCAGGTTTTTTCCTTGTATGGTGGCAGGTTTAGCCTACTACGTTGCAATGAAAGATCCTCAGTTAGCAGAACGACTGCCAATATTAAAAGCGGAGTACGAAGAGCAATTTCGTTTAGCTGCGGAAGAGGACAGGGTAAAAACACCGGCTAGGTTTGTACCGCGTATTGCGAGGATCTAGATGTGACTAACCGGTTTGCTTCCGCAAAGAAGGCCATAGCAGAATGCGATGTCTGCGGCTTTCAATATAAGTTAAAGGAGCTACGTAATTTAATTGTTAAGGGTAGGGATACTAACGTCAAAGCATGTCCAGAATGTTGGAATCCAGACCAGCCTCAGTTGAAGCTAGGAGAGTTTCCAGTAAACGATCCACAAGCGATACGAGATCCCCGTCCAGATAGGAGCTTAGGTTCTTCTGGAGACTTTAGCAGTCGGGATATTCAGTGGGGTTGGGCACCTGTAGGCGGTGGTAAAGATCCATACGGGCTTACTCCTAACAACTTAGTAGCAAATGGGTACATTGGAACAGTAACGGTGGTGACCAGCTAATGAAAAAAGATAAAGTGCATAAGATGAGTGGTGTAAAACCCTACGGACCTAAAGCCAGCATGAAAGGCGTTAAAACGTCTGGGATTAAGATGCGTGGTGCAGGGGCTGCAACAAAAGGAACAATGTGTCGGGGGCCGATGGCATAAGCCATGAACTACGCTTCTCTCAAGACCAATATCGAGGATATTTGCGAGACTTCGTTTACTGACGACCAGCTTGCAATGTTTACCGAACAGGCAGAACAGAAAATATATAACACTGTTCAGATCCCTGCGTTACGTAAAAATGTGACTGGTACGTTGACGGCTAGTAATAAATATCTTGGTATCCCTACGGACTTTTTGTGGTCTTATTCACTTGCCGTTATTGATGGATCAGGGAATTACAGCTTCTTACTAAACAAAGACGTTAACTTTATTAGAGAAGCGTACCCCGGCCCTACCGCTACGGGACTCCCCAAACATTACGCTTACTTTGATGACGATTCGTTTATTTTGGGGCCGACTCCAGACAGTAACTATTCTATGGAACTTCATTACGGGTATTACCCAGAATCCATTGTTACTGCGGGAACGACGTGGCTTGGAGATGAGTTCGATTCAGCGTTGCTGAACGGTGCTCTAGTCGAAGCTATCCGTTTTATGAAAGGTGAGCAGGATCTTGTAGCTTTGTATGAACGCTTGTTTGTACAAGCCATCGGATTACTGAAAAACCTTGGAGACGGTAAATTAAGAGAAGATGCCTATCGTTCTGGGCAATACCGAGTAGCAGTAACTTAAGGAGATATTTATGGCAATCACACAGGCAATGTGTACTTCGTTTAAGCAAGCGCTGCTTGACGGGGAAATGGACTTTAGTTCAGACACCACACAGGTTTTCAAGATCGCACTGTTCACGTCGTCAGCTACATTGGATGCGTCTACAACGGTGTATGCGGCGACTAATGAAGTTTCTGGTACTGGATATTCGACAGGTGGGGAAACGCTTACGATATCCACTAACCCAACGACTTCGGGTACCACAGCGTATTTGAGCTTCTCTAATGTAACGTGGTCTACAGCGACGATTACAGCTCGTGGGGCTTTAATTTACCAGTCAGGCGGGTCGAATCCAGCGGTAGCAGTATTGGATTTTGGTGGGGATAAGACGTCCACCGCAGGTGATTTTACGATCCAATTTCCGACAGCTGATGCGAGTAACGCTATTATCAGGATTGCGTAGGAGGCGGTAGATGCCGTCGTCAACATTATACGAAGGGTGGGGCCGCGCTAGTTGGGGCGAAGGTTCTTGGGGCACCCCGCTCTTATATGTCAATGTTGATGGGATCCAAGCTACAGGGTCTATAGGCACTGTTAGCGTTATTGCTGAAGCGAACGTATCCCCTACTGGGGAAGAAATCACTGGATCCGTTGGTGCTGTATCCATTAGTGGCGCAGCTACTGTTCAGCCTTCAGGACTCGCAGCGACCGCTAGTATAGGTACAGTTAATGTAGTTGCGGATGCCAATGTAGCTGTAACTGGGAACGAAGGGACAACAGCTCTAGGCAGCGTAGTTGTTAAGGCTAACGCCGACGTAGCCCCAAGCGGGTTAAGCGCAACTGGGAATCTAGGTACAGTTAGCGTAGTTGCAGAAGCCAACGTAGCTGTTACAGGAAATGAGGGAACAACAGCTCTAGGTAGCGTAAGTGTTACAGGTACAGGCAACGTATACCCATCGGGAATTGCCGCAACCGGACAAATAGGCGACGTATTTATTAAGTTTGGTGTCGTCGTACCGGTCACTGGAGTCGCTGGAAACGCTAGATTAGGGATAGTAACTCCTAAAGCTAATGCAGATGTACCTGTTTCCGGGGTGTCTGCTACAGGACAAGTAGGGTCAGTGTTTGTTTGGGGTGAAGTAGATGACAACCAGACCCCCAACTGGCAAGATATTAATAGTACACAAAGTCCATCTTGGGGCGACGTAAATAGGACGCAAAACCCAAACTGGATAGACATAGCCGCGTGAGGTTAAGAGATGACGACACAATACACTTCCATTCTTAAACTAGCTCTGCCCGTACAGGGGGAGTTAAGTGGTACTTGGGGCGATGTCGTTAATGACAATATCACCTCTATGATAGAAGAGGCCATCGCGGGCCGTTCGGTAATTAATACTTGGACTGGAAACGGTCATACGCTTACTACAGCAGACGGCACGACAGCTGAGTCTCGCGCAGCAATGCTTGAGTTTACTGATACGCTCGCAGCGCTTACCGGTAACGCAGAAGTCATTTGCCCTACAGCTTCAAAGATCTATATCGCTAAAAACGCGGTTGGTAGCAGCCGTACGGTTACTCTAAAAACTTCAGCCGGTACGGGAATTGCGATTCCTGATGGTACGACGATGCTGTTGTTTTGCGATGGCACTAACGTTGTCGAAGCTGTTACTAACATTAACTCGTTATCTGTAGGTGGCTACACTGTCACACTTGCTGGTGCGGTATCTACCGCTGCGGCGTTTTCTACTGCCGGTGCTAATGCGTTGACCCTAACTACTACGGGTACGACAAACGTTACTTTACCCACTACAGGTACGCTGGCTACGCTTGCTGGGACTGAGACGTTTACAAATAAAACTTTGACCTCGCCGGATATAAATGGCGGTACGATAGACAACGCAACAATTGGGGCTACTACGGCTACTACAGGGGTATTTACTAACCTTACGGCTAACACAGACTTAACGTTGGCTACAGGCGCTACTGTAACGGGTATCAACACCACGACGGATATGTCTGACGCCTCTACTACTACGCTGGCCACGTCGGACTCTATTAAACAGTATGTGGACGCTCAAGTAGGTGCAAACAACGAACTGTCTGAGGTTCTGGCTAACGGTAACACCACAGGTTCAAATAACATCGTCGTCGATGCTGGACAATCCATAACCACGGATTCTATTTTAGAAACCACAGCAGCTGCTGGTGTAGACATTGACGGTGTTTTACTTAAAGACACTTCTGTTGGTACTGACGACGCCTCTGGTACTGACATATCAGGTAATAACGTTACTTTCCGTGGTGGCGCAGGTACAGGTACGGGCGCTGGCGGTTCATTAGTTTTTCAAACGGCTCCTGCGGGCACGACAGGCTCCACGCCTAACGCTCAAGTTACGGCTATGACTATTAATAGCGCAGGCGCTGTAGATATGAACGTGTCGCTGAATGTGGACGGCACTGTGACGGCTGATGGTTTGACTGTTCAGAGCACAGCAACAACAAGACCTACTATTGGCAACAGCGATGTGAACACTAGCGGGCTTACAACGGGCCTAAACTTTGAACCAATTAGCAACATAAGCAACGGTGCAAAAATAAATGTTATTAGTGGATTGCAGCCAACCGTTGCGTCTGCTTATACGGCAGGATTTGAATTTGTAACCGAAGACCATGCTGGTGGCGGTTCCTTTGCACAAACAAAGGCATTAACTATTGGAGCATCAGGCGACATCAGCTTCTACGAAGACACTGGCACGACTGCGAAGTTGTTCTGGGATGCTTCGGCAGAGTCGCTGGGGATTGGGACTACGAGTCCGTCTAGAGTAGCAGAAATTACATCAGCAACATCAAGCGAAAGCTACTTGAGAATATCAGGTAACTCTGGCAACGTCGAAGACACAAACTTTGCGGGTATTGAGTTTTACAATACAGACAGTTCTGGTGCAGGGCCAAACGTAGCCGCTTTTATTGAAGCAAGAGCTGAGACTGCTACTGGCGCTGGAGCTGAACTTGTATTTGCTACCTCATTAAGTTCTGACTCAGAAGGTGCTAGAGCTACAGAACGCCTCCGTATCGACTCCAGCGGTCGAGTTGGGATTGGTACGGCGAGTCCTGAAACTCTTTTAATGGTTGAGCAGGCTGGAACATATACAGGAGTCCACGACACCGCTGGATTAAAAATCAGAAACGCAGCAGCCACAACAGGTGTAAGTAATCCGTATGGTGCTATATCTCTATCAAAAGGTACTGGTTCAGCGGGTATAGCTGCAATAGGTGATAGTGCTTCGGATGCTGATGTTGTTGGACTAGGCTTTTTTGTACACGGAAGCACGACAGGAACAGACGCAGCCACAAGAGCTATGACTATCAACTCCAGCGGCCAAGTTTTTGTAGGGACAACAGATAACAGCACAAGCGTTGGAAATCTTATTGTCAAATCTGACTCAAACGCACATGCAATTACGATTGAAGAACCTGCTGGTGCTGGCGAAACGTGGCAAATAGGTGTCGATGTTGATGGAGATTTAGGTTTCTATAACAGCACCTCTACAACTGCTTCAGTGACACTTGATGACAGCGGCAACGTCGGGATTGGTACTACCACAGTAAACCGAAAGCTGGAAGTCTCTGGCAACAACAACGCAGGATCAAAAGCCAACTTTATTCGCATCACGGACACAGATACCTCTGCTACAGCAGCAAACCCACAAGGCGGCATAGAATTTTATACGAGCGATACTGGTAACGAAAATGTTACCGCAAGCATTGTAAATTTATATGCAGGGTCTGGTGCTGGTAGCGAGCTTACTTTTAATACTGCGCCTAGTGGCTCGGCTGGTGTATCAGAACGCATGCGCATCGACTCAAGCGGCAACGTCGGGATTGGTGTTAGTCCAGCTAAAACATTAGACGTTAGAACTTCTAGCGGCAGTGACGCTGTTATTCGTGTCGGCTCTTCAAGCTCCATCGGAATCAACGTAAATGTTGGAGCTATTGAATTTTATTCGGCAGATGCAGATGACGCTGGAGTAAAAGCCAGCATTGCAAACTACGTTACTGGAAACGAAGGGCCGGGCGGGGCAGTAGACGGTAATTTAATTTTTAGCACTACTGACTCTGATGGTGGTGGTAATGATTCTCCAACAGAACGCATGCGTATCGACTCGCAGGGGCAAGTCAGACTGTCAAACACTACCCCAGTTTGGGACACATCATTTAGCTCGCTTGTGACCAAAGGTGGATTTGTTGGCTCGCAACTCGCCGACTATTTGTACTCAGGCCAAAACGCGTATTACAACGGTGGATTTAAATTTTCAACGGCAGCTAATGCAACTATCTACGAACAAAGTTTCGGCGCACACACTTGGTATAGAAGTACAGATGTATCACCAGCAGCAGACGCCACAATAACTCTTGAAGCAGCCATGACGCTTGATGCCAGCGGCAACTTGCTGGTTGGGAAGCTAAGTTCAACCGGGGTTGGCACAAGAAACATTGAAGTATCAAACGCAAGTTCTGCTACTGTCCAAATTGAAGGCGGAACAAATGAGTGGTCGTTGCTGGTTTCCTCTGCGGCTGACGCTTTAAGGTTTTATGAAGATTCAACCGAACGCATGCGCATCGACTCCAGCGGCAACTTGTTGGTTGGGACTACTGATACAACGCCTTGGGATAATTCAACAGCAACAGCAGCCGACGATGGTATCTTTTTAGGCGGTGGTCGATTAGGTCTTGCAAAATGGGGCGGCGTTCCTCTGCTTGTAAACAGAACAGACAGTGACGGCGAAATTGCAATTTTCTACAAAGACGGCGCACCAGTCGGTAGTATTGCTTCTACCGACGGAACAGATTTACAAATTGGCTCAGGCAATTGTTACTTACGTTTTGACGATGCAACTAATCAAATTCTTCCTACAAATGCCGCTGGTGCAAAGCGTGACAACACCGTTGACTTAGGCGAACCTGATTCACGCTTCAAAGACCTCCACGCAGGTGGTCGCGGCTTTTTTAACCTTTATTCAGCCGGCATTAACAGCGGCAATATCATGGTTGGTGAAGGCGTCTATGTAGGCGCAGCAAACGGCGACAATCAAATACGTTCCAGTTCAGCAGGAGGTGGTTCAGCAACACTGTACATTGGAAACGCTGCCATTCAAGTGTCCTCTGATCAACGATTGAAGACTAATATCGTTGACACCGAAATGAACGCCACAGAAAAACTTAATCAAGTCCGTGTCGTGGATTTCAACTGGGACGATCCATCTGACACCTCATTCAATAACCGTAATGCTCGTGGCAAGTGGACAGGCGTTTTGGCTCAAGAGC